TCTGAAATATATTCTATTGTATGTTGAGATGCATTCATCTTAATATAAAATAAATTTACTTCATTCATTAAAAATTTTGTTTTTTTGCTTTTCATGATATTAAGCTCCTTTGTGCATTTCTTAGAAATGAAGTTTTTTTAGTGGTTAAATAGGATATGTAGTGATTAAAGCATTCTTCAGAAACTTTTTTATATGAATACTTATTCTGGCCTGTGTAATTATCATATCTTTTGAGTTCTTCAGAACTAATTGTTGAAGGATCAAATATTGTTCCAGACATAAAGCTACCACGACAAATCTTTAGCCAAAAAGAAATCGTTTCGTTTTTTATATCCTTTGTTTTTTTAGCAAGGGATTGTGCATCTTCTGGATTGCAGTCTTCTGCATTTTCATCAAATCCATATGCTTCAATTTCTGGATCATTGTAAAAGTCATTCATTATTTTTTCCTTGAAACTTTAAATGTAACATCATTATCATCAGTTAAAATATCATCAAGACTTGTGATCTCTTTGTAATTTTCTGAATCTATTTCTGATATTATACCTGATGCTCTGAAAATACCAAGCACTTCTGTCTTAAAACTTTTATCTGAACAATAGCAACAATTAGCGATGCAATTCCAGACAAACGGTGTTCCATCTGGTTTTTTTGCGTTTGGTCCAACAATCAAAAGATCAACCAATGGTTTATTGCAATTGCTGCATTTTATATAAATGTGACCGCCATCAACAAGTTTTTCTGTCATTTTTTCCCCTTAGTTATGTAATCGTTTTTGTTTGATATCTTATCTAAATTGAGTGGCTTTTCTTGTTTTTCTAAGCCTTTTATTTTTCCAGATCTCCACCAAGGAAGCTTATCATCTGCTTCTTGTTTTTCTTTTGCAAGTTTTTCTTTGATTTTTCCACCTTCTCTCTTAAAATTAGCATCGCTTATGTGACCTATTGTTTCTCCACCTTTAACATAGCTAATTATGCCACCAGAAAATACTTGAAACAATTTATTTTTTTTACAAGCTGGACATTTTTCTAAATGACCTTGTGCAAAGGTACGAAATTCTTCTATTAAATTGTTACAATTTTCACATTTGTATTCATAGGTTGGCATATCAAAACCCACTCTCTTCTTCTTCATCATCATCTTCATGCAAATCAACGCAATATTTCATTTTCCAAGCATCATGAGTAAACTCTATTGCATCTGGAGGAAAACCATCTCTCATAACATTTGCATCTAAGTCAAAATAAGCAACTAGAATTTCGTTAGTTTCAGCATTTATATTTACAACAGTCATTGGCATACTGCCAGACTTTAAACAAATAACATCTCCAATTTGAAACTTATCCATTTTAATTTCCTCTAAGTATTTCTAAACACTGAAGATATAGATAATCATCAGACATTGGCATTTTCTTTATTATTTCAAGATTTTCATTTGCAGCATCCATCTTACTATCATACACATCTCTGCTCAAAGATTTAATATCAAATCCACCCTGATATTTCAATATGCCATTGCCATTAAAAAATCTATTTATTTCTGGATCACCTAGATATATAGGTATAGTTCCATAAGCAAAACAATCCGTTAGATGTTCTGTAAAAAAATGAGGCTTAAAACTATTTTGTATGACTATTGAAAACATGTAATCTTTTAATGCGTTTTCTTTTTTGTAAAACCCATCATATTTTTCACCAGTAAAAGGAGATCCGAAAGCACCACCATAAATATCAACATCACCCATATAAATTTGTGCGACTTGATGTCTATATAGATGTCCGTTACACATTTTTTTTTCTGAGCAGATCATTGAACATATTTTTGTTTTTGGATATATGCCCCAAGAATCCTTGGGTGTCCAAGGAATATTGCTACAAGAAAAACAAAATCTAAATCTTCTGTCTAAAGAAAGAAGATATTTGTCTGATGTAAAAATATAATCAAAGTTAATAAAAATATGCTGATGATTCTTTTTTATGTAATCATGAAGATCTGAAAAAATTTCACCTGATTCACAAAGCCAACCAACTTTTAATCTTGAAATAGTTTTTGGAACCATATGTCCTTGATTAATTATTGCGTAGTCTATGTATACATGTATATCTGATTCGTATGCATTCCAATCAAATAGTGTTGGCTTAAGATTGGAGCAACTTGAGTAGTTTATATCAAAAGGAGCACCAAAAGCTCTAACTCTTCCTCTTTTTGACACTTTTTATTCTTTCCTTTCTTAGTCCTTTTATTCTACAAGATTTTCTTTTTGTTTTTCTTATCCTTGATCTAATCATACTAAACAAGCCCCACCAGCACAAGCAAGTTCACCTTGTATGTCTATTGTAGAAGTTTCTTCTTTTATGTCCAAGTAATTAACTGAAGAATAATTATTAATTAATTTGTTCCAAAGGTCTAAGTTGTAAGCATCCTTAAGTGCATATGTTGCATATTTTATATTGGAATTAAAAAACTCACAAGAATATGCCTCAATTAATTTTTTCCATTCTTCTTGTTTTTTCCCTGTTGGTTCAAAATAACCAAGATTACAAGAGCAAGCATTCCACAAAGAATCAAATCCATACTCAAAAAATTTGGGATACAATTCATAAGCTTTATCTGTAGCCTCAAAGCCATACATTTTTATTTGTTCTTCTATTGAATAAACTGCTGTAAATGGTGCTTGGTTGTAATCCTTATCTCCACTAGATGCAATCAAAGAAACTCCTGCAAGGTTGGCTTTATTTTTATAAATATAGTCTTTGACCAAATCCCACTCATGGTCTTGAACATGTATTGTATTAGACACATTATGGTTTAGCTCTTTTCTAACGCATAAGTCTTCATTTTTGCCAGAGATGACCCAATTATTATAAGTGGAGATAACATCTTCTAACATAGAAATAGCACTTACATGTTCTTTCAATACAGTTCCATCTTGACTTTGTACGCAAAACCTTATGCAATCATCTGTCTTATTTGATGACCAAACAGACCCTTCACATGCTTGAGGATTAACGCTTTTAAAGTATTGATAAGGAGCTTCCATCTGATTAGCTTGGACAATACGAAAGTATCTTTTGCTATGGTCTGGATGAATGCCTGATGTTGAGCCTAATAAAGCAGCGGAATTACCTTCTGGTTTTACACAAGTTGTTCTGGCAGCAGGGTTTATATTTAATAGTTTTGCATATTTTTTATTTATGTTTTTTACTATTTCAGCACCCTTTTGCTGAACTTCTGGATTTAACAATATTTTTGGATGATGCTGCATACCATTAATTGAAACGCCCAATAATGCCTCTTTACGAGCGATAAGTTCTGTAACATGACCCAAGTATGGAAAACTAGTAAAAGATGCTTGTAATGTGCCAATAAAGGCAGCAGCAGCACATCTTTCATAGAAGTCTTCTTCTGATGTTATTGTTTTTCCATTGATGGTTGATAAATTGCAGAATCCCCAACCAGAAAGACCGACCTCATCTTCTGGCATGTCGTCTTTGCATGACTCTTTTGTTGTTATTGGTCCTTCATATAATGACAAAGCTTCAGCTAGTTCTGGACTTCCCTTCTTATAGAAGTGCCTAGTTATCCATGAAATCTCACAACATGGATTGCATAAGACATCATAATAATCAGCAAAAAAGAATCCAGGTTCTCCAAACTCTTTTGTTGCTTTGAAGAGATTTTCAAATACTTCTTTGGAGGTATCTTTCCTGTGGAGTAATGCAGAGATGTTTGCTCTAGCCCTTTGTGGATTAGTAAAGTACCAATCGCCAGTTTTTGCATTAATCATCAATTCATCATCGGCAGAGAATAGAGCTATGGTTGCAGACCTCCGAACACCGCCAGAGATAACAGCATCAGCAGCAAACATAACTATATCGAATGCATCTACCGTTCTTAATTTTGTTTGCCCATTTGAAGTACATCTATTGAGCAAAGCCCTAGTAGCTTCTAATGCTTTTTCTAATGGTTGATAGCCTGGAGCATTACCTATACCACAACCTAAAGGAGAACCTTTTTCCCTTATGTCCACATAACTAAATCCAACTTCAATATCTTTATATTTTTCAAATTCTTTTATTGGAGTTTCAAAATATGAAGAAAGAAGAACTCCAAGAGCATCTGCCCAACCTTCGATTGAATCCTCAACTCTGTGAATAAGATGTTGATAACAACATGTTTCTGGATCTAATCTCACAGATGAAAACTTTGGTAGTAATTCCACATGATGTTTTTGTACACTAAAACCAGTTCCAGAACCACAAAGCAATAAGTAAAAACATTCTTGAAAAAATCTTAATCTATCGCAATAACTAGCAGAGCAATTAAATATTCTTGCATTATGTTTAAGAATTGGCTTGCCCCCAAATTGCAATGCTCTTTGTGAACCCAATATTTTTTGATTTTTAATCATTTCATAATATTTTTCAATATCTTGTTTTAAAGATGGATGAACTTCTAACATCATATCTTTAATTCTACTTACGCTTTCTTCCCAAGTTTCCCTTCTTTTTTCAGATTCCACCCATCTGGCGTACTTAGAAACAGCAGTGTAATTTTGCAATTCTTTAATAGACATGAAAAAACTCCATACTCCCTGCTGATCGCAAGGATAAGCGGAACTTTAAAGGTATGTAACGCTGGCGATTACCAGCAGGGATAAATACACCCACAACAACGATAAGACAAAAGAGATTCTTACTTATTTTGAGTTTAGATTCAATGACTTATCTTGAGTTTTTTAAAAAAAGATTTACTGTTTCTACATAATTATATTTCCAATAAGGCTTTATAATTATTGCATCAGTTGGTTCTTCTTTGTTTTTTATTTTTTCTTGAAGATAGAGAGGAACTTTTTCTAAAAAGTTTCGACTTATTTGTGATGCATGATAGTGGTTTGTTGTTTCGTATCTATATATATTATAAATATTTTCATTATTTATTTGTTGATGTATGATCCCATATTCATCTTTAATTTTATCAAAAAGCAGAGTATCTATATTAGTGCTATCAGTTTCTGAATAAAACCCAATTTTTTCCCAACAGTCTCTGTGCATACATAATGCAGAATGGTGTAAATTATCAGAAAAAACAATTTTTTTATAATCTATTTCTTTAAATGCTTGTCTTGTGTGAAAACACTTATTTTTATCTAAATTATTTATTGAAAAAGATATTCTCCAAGGTAAAAAAATATCATCATCTTCCCAAACAAATATGTATTCTCCAGAACAATGAGAAATGCATTCGTTAAATTTATCGCTTAGTTTTTTTATTTTTTTTGAATTGATCACCTTAACTTCTGGATGATTAGAAACAAGTTGTTGTTGATCAAAATCATTTAATATAATTAACTCTTTTTTTCCTTTGTAGTCTTGATGTAAAAAACAATTGACAGACTCCATAAGAAGCTTAGTTCTTCCGTATGTTGGACAAAAACAACTAACACTAGGAAATTCAGACATTATTATTTAACCTTTGTTTTTTTGATTTTTTAGACAAATGTTTCTTGCTTCCAAATAATCATATTTCCAATTAGGATTAAGAAAAATATTTCCTGTTGGTTCTTTATTTCTTTTTATTTTGTCTTCAACATATTTTTTAGCATATTCAGAAATGCTATTTTCAGAACCTCCGAATTGAGAACCATGATAGTCTTGAGATGATCCAAACCTATATATGTAAAAAATTTCTTCTGAATTAACGGCTTGGTGTATATGTCCATATTTTCTTGCTATTCTAGCAAAAATATTTACATCTAAATCGCATCTATCTGTTTCTAGAATTTCATAATAGTTTACACTTTTCCAACAATCAACATTCATGCAAAGGCTTGAGTGATGTAAGTTTCTGCATTGTGCTAGTTTGTTTGTATCTTGTTCTATAAATGCATCGCCAGTATGAAAAATACCATGTTCGTTTATTTTTTTAATTGATAAAGATATTTTCCAAGGAAGATAAATGTCATCGTCTTCCCAAACAAAAATATATTCTCCAGTGCAATATGAAATGCAACTATTGAATTTTTTACTTAGCGGAACTATTCTTTCTTTTGAATTTATTATTTTAATTTCTGGATGATCAAAAAAAAGTGTTTGTTCTGAAAAATCATTTAATATAACTAGTTCTTTTTGCCCATCATAATCTTGAATTAAAAAACTATGTATTGCTTCTTCAAGCAATTTTGTTCTTCCATATGTTGCACAATAACAACTAACCTTTGGATTCGGCATAAACTAACTCCAGAAGACTTATTATTTCATCAACAGACAAAGACTGAATTAATTCAACTATTGTCGTGGATATAATTTTAGCATCTTCTTCTGGAACATTTGCTTTAATTATATTTTTATAAAGATTGTTTCTGATAAACATTCTAACTAAAGGTCCACCACGCTTAATTATTGAAGCAGTTATTTTAGATGATTTACAATACTGTATTAGTTTTATACCTTGAAACACAAGACTAACAATTGTTATTATTGTTATAATACCGATAGCATCGTATTTTTTAATTGTCTCTGATTTTTCTAATATTTCTTGTATTTTTTTATGCGACCGCATTATTTTCTTCTCCGTCAAGTAAAGCATTCTTCTTGATTTGCATTTATGGTTACTGGTGATACTATTTTTAATTTTGGTTTTGATAATTGATCTATAAGCTTAGAAAATGAAATAGAATCTTTTTCTATTAGCACAAAATGTTCTTTGCTTATAGTCTGATCAAACAACAAAAAAATAATTAGATTTAACATTATTACTTCTTCTTTTTTAGAATAGATTCACTTGTTCTCATTGCCCATTCAATACCAGATGTTCCACCCCATCCTAACCATGCAACCACTGCTGGAATACTCCAAGGTTTGGTTTTATATTCTGGTTTAGATTTTGCTTTTTCATAATTAGATCCATGTCTATTAAATTGAGACATTCTTTTAACTGTATCGGCAGACAGCATAGCATTTCCAGCCAAGTCTCTGGCCCTTGCCCAACCAACAGCAGTCATTCCTTTGCATTCTTTTCCGTACTTTTCTTTCCATTCTAAAACTTTTCTTGCATTATTTCTTGCTGATTGTGGAGCATCATAAGTTTCAGCAGATTTACTAAAATAATTTTCAATATCTGAAGAAGCTTTACTTTTAATTATTATGTCTTTAATAGAATCTAAAAATTCTGAATAATCAATTTTTTCGTACAGATAAGAAGATGAGGATTTTTTTGAACTTTTTGGATGACCTTCTGGCAACAAGTCATTGTCTTGCTTGTAATTAGGATTTGATGGTCTTTTATTGCGAAGCAAATATAAAAAAGCTCTAACTCTAGCTAAACCCCATCCTGTTCTATTCATGTTTGGTGCATGGCTACTAGAAAATGCTCCAGCACCTCTTCTAAAAACAGATTTTAATTGACCCATATTGGCTTTAAATTCGGAATCTTTTTCATTATGCTTCTGCATTAAAACTTTGATTTTATCTTCTGTTTCTGAAGATAGCTCTATGCTTTTATTTGGTTTATTT